GAGGCAAGCAATTACTGTGTCGCTGGCGACTCTGGGCGTCCTGGGACCTCCCGCGCGGCGAGCCAGGCGCGGTACGTGGTTGCGGTGGCCTCCATCGTGCGCGCTTGGGCGTCCATCTTGCGCAGGAGGGCATCGAGCCGGGCCAGGGTCCGCGCGTACAGGGCGGCATGGCCATAGATCGAGGCGTAGTCATGGTCGGGGAGGTCGGTCTCGTCGGGATCGTTCATTGCTCAATCTTTCCCTTACAGGTTCTGGCTCCATCCATCATTAGGTTTTTCTGTTTTTCACAATTTTCTAATTGCGCAACATAAAAAAAGATCATAAGATCCGGCGTCACATATGGTATAAATGCCTATTGATCGGAGGATCTATGGAAACACTCAAGGCACTCACCGTTCCTGTGCCCGCTATCCAAGGGTATTTTGGCAGTAAACTCCTCAGCTTTCAGACACAATTACGTCCGCGCGACGTCGTGTCTGTTCTTGGGCATGACCCCCGTTCTGATCATTGGAAAAGCCTCGCTACCCCTCTCCGTGAGCGGTATGAGCATGTGCAGCGGAGCACTGACAAGGCTCGCCGTGATTCTCTTATGGAATATATTAGTGATCATATTGGTGCTGCCCATGCGATCATAGGAGCCTTTCCGGCTATTTGTATTGGGATGATGCAGCCCGCCACCTTTCAACCGTTCTCGGCGGAGGAGAGAAACATTGGGTATCTGCAGCTCGAATTGGCAGGCTCCCATGCCCGCATCCTCCTTGATGGCCTCGCACGTGTCACGGCGGCCTTGACGCTTATTGACCATTACAATAGCCTGGCTGGGGAGACAGGGCCATGGGAGCTTTTTGCTTTTCCTGTTACGTTTTATGCGCCGGTCAGTGGGATGTTGTCCGTCGATGAACTCGGGCAACTTTTTTACGATTTTAATTATTTGCAGAAACGCATTTCGACGCAGCATGCCATTGCCCTGGATCAGAGTGACCTCTATATTCGCCTGACGAATCATTTGGGTAATAGCGGAGTGCTCAAGCAGTACGGCGGCATGGATGTTCGTGCTTCGAGCCTTGGGAAAAACAGCAAAGCGATAGTTGTCCAGCAGGTCTTGTTACGATTTGTGCGTGGGGCATGTGAAGGAGCGGCTTTCCAGGTGAGTAATCACGCGACCACTACGAATCCCTCCTTGACGCTAGAGACCTACCCGATTCTTGCACAAAAAATCGAGACGTATTTTGAAGCCCTCTCAACCAAAATGGGCCGCGACCGCTTTGCTGATCGGGATGCGTTGCATGTCACCTCGCCGGGTTGGCAGGTACTGGGCCTCGTTTTCCACGATCTGTATGTACGCCTGAATGCGTCACCCTCCACGCTTGACAGCGTGCTCCAACGTCTTGCCTCTATCGACTGGAGCCGCTTCAACCCCGATTGGCTCGCCTGTCTGGGTGAGCCAGAGGTGGATAAAAAAACGGGTCTGCCCATTGAGGATAATCAGGGACGCTCGCGTGTCAAAGTTACTCGACTGGGATCGGCAGGTATTTATCGTCTGAGAGATTATGTCTATGATAAAACGGGCCTCTCCCTGTTGACAGCCGATCTCAAGAAAGAGGAGGAGGCGGCTTAACATGCTCAGTTCTTATGAACATGCTGCCCGCATTCTCGACGTGAGAAATCTCCATCCACGTCAAGTCGCCGTGGTTATCAACTTCGTGCGGCAATACGAACCTGGAGGATCGGTCTATGCCATCCACCAGGCGACGACCTCGCTCACCAAAATAGGCCGCTCAGAGAATGTGCCGCGACGGCTGAGGGTCTTAGAACGAAGGCATGGCACGCCCTTAACGCTTCTCGCGGAGGCCCCTTGTCCCTGTTCTGTCGCTACCGTCGAGCGGTGGGTACATCGACATTTTCAGGCATGCCGGGTGGTCGGGGAGTGGTTTGCGTGTGATCTAACCGTGCTCACGCCGTCGTCAGTCTTTGTGAGCCTTGTGCAGGACGTGCACTATGAAATACTGCGACATGTCTGGCACGATCTTATCGTGCGCCGACTGGTCGGGAGCTGGGTGCTTGACAGGGACAGGGTGAAGTCTTTTATGTCTTTTTGATCCATAACAATATACAGACAAGACATGAATAAAGTGGACATTTTTTTGTCCACTTTATTCATAAGGAAAACCATGACAAAGGTGGGTCATCCAAGACTATACGCTGATATTCATACGAAGTGGCGAGAAAATAAGCGCCGCCAGCGCAAGGCGAAACAGACCCAGTTAAGAGTCTACCACCGTTCTACCACGGAAGAGCGAGCAACGCCGCAAGATTTCTTTGATGTGTTGCATGCTGAGTTTCGTTTTACCCTTGATGTGGCCGCCGCGCCTGAAAATGCCAAGTGTATCCGTTATTTCACCAAGGCCGAGAATGGCTTGATACAAACCTGGGCACCTGAGATCTGCTGGTGTAATCCTCCCTATGGGCGCGATCTCGGGCAGTGGATGCGCAAGGCATTTGAAAGTGCAGCGGCGGGCGCCACCGTTGTCTGTCTTGTGCCATCACGAACTGAAATGCAGTGGTGGCATACCTATGCTATGCGGGGGGAGATTCGTTTTGTGCCAGGGCGTCTGAAATTTGGCAATGCGAGGTACAACGCGCCTTTCCCCAGTGTTGTTGTTATCTTTCGCCCTACAAAGGAGAATGCTCCATGAGTTCACAAAAAGCTTGGATCATACGCTGTTCACAATGTCATGGGGGAATGATGTGGGGACTGCAAGCCCTCGAAATTCGGAATATCATCGAGTATGCCTTTGAGGAAACAGGGTATCCTGACAGCTTTGAATTTGGCGATCTAGATCAAATAGCTACAATCAAGTATTGCACGTGTGATGAGGCCTTTTTTTGTCCATCTGGAGGCTGAATGTATGGCAAAGACACTACGCCCTATTCTTCGCATAGGGGGAGCTAAAGGCCCCTATCTGAGGATTCCGATTGATATTGAACTCTATGACGCGATTCTGGAGATGGATTGGGCATGTGAGGACTGCCTGAATGAGACATTTCAAGCCATATTGCGTGAAGGGATAGCCGAGCTGCTTGATGGCACGCGAGATCTCGAAACAAGCCACCACCAATGAAACCATTGTCGTCTATATCTATCATAGTATCGCGAGGGCGGAGAGATGCAACGTGCTGAGCAGGAAGTCGTCATTTCCAAGTGTGCCGACGAAGAGACATTTACCGTGTATTCGACTGCCCCCTACTATACCAGACTATTTGTACGTCTTGCGAACAAAGTCGGAGGCCGCGTCATTGAACATCAAGGCGGAATGAAGATTTTTCTTCCAGAAGACGCTCTACGTTTTGTAGCCAAAAGACAGATAATCCTGAGTGATGAGGAACGTGCTCGTCGGGCTACTGAGTTTCGTGCCCGTCTTCAACGTAAGACAGCACCCTAGGAGCCCCCATGCCCAGATCGCAGCCTCCGCGCACGCAGCAGCCCTGTAGAGTCGAGGACCCTGCCCTCACCCCACTCGACTACCTCCACCGCTACTGGCGCCAAGTCGCCCCCGCCGACCGGCTGCGCTTCCTGTGCGAGATGCTCACACCGAACGAACGCCGGGCGATGCAGATGGAGTGCGAGGATGGCACGGAGGAGGAGGAAGCTTGATGCCCCCCGAGGGCTGGCCCCGCCGCGTGCTGAACGCCATTCCCCCCATGCAGGATCGGCTGTGGGTCGGCATCTTGCTCTTTACGATCTTCATGTGTGGAGCCATCTTGGGCCTCACCTTCCGCGATCTGCAACGTCCCGCCGCGCCAACACCCTCACTCCAGCAGCAACTCGACCGCCTAGAGCAGCGGGTACGGACGTTAGAACAGCGCCTGCCATGAAATAGTTCTTGACTTTTCCACAGGTTACTCACACTATCACGGCATATTATGCGCTAGTCATTGACTAGTAGCACCATCACTGACTGACATATGGCTTCGACCTGTTCTCTGACGAGGGCGGGGGCGAAGCCATTTTTTTTGTGCCCGCCTACCACAATGGGATGTTGTGGTAGCTGGTCCCTGGCTGGCGGGATGCTGGCCTCCCACACACACCGAGAGGGTGCGTATGGCGCTCAAGCAAGTGTATGACGCGCAGTTAGACATTCCCGGTGCCCTGATGGAGCACTACGGGGAAAAAGATGGCAAGTGGGTCCTGGTGCTCGATCCACCCGTGGAAGACGTGAGCGGCCTGAAAAGTGCGCTGAACAACGAGCGCAACCTGCGCCGTGAGACGGAAAAGCAGCTGGTCGAGTTCAAAACGAAGTTTGAAGGCGTCGACCCCGAAGACTACCGCAAGCTTCAGGACCGGGTGCGCGGGCTCGATGACTCGGAAGTGTATGATAAACAAGGGATCGAGGTCCTCATTGCCCGCCGCACCGAGTCGATGAAAAACGACCACGAGCGGCAACTGGCGACGCTGAAGCGCGAGAATGAGCACCTCAAGACCACGAGTGCCGACCTGGATCGCCGCTGGCGGCAGGATCGCATCAAAACGGCACTCCTTGACGCCGTGACCAAAAATGGCGTCTACGAAAAAGCCGTTGATGACGCGGTACAACGCGGGCTTTCCGTGTTCACGGACCTTGATGAAAAAGGGAATGTTATCGCCAAAAACGGCGATGACACGATTTACGGCAAAGATGGCGTCAATGCCCTGAACCCGAGCGAGTGGATTACCACGCTCAAAGCCAGTGGCCAGGCGCCGCACCTGTGGCCGCCGTCGTCGGGTGGCGGTGCCCCGGCGAGCCATAGTGGCAATGGCGCGGGCATTGATTGGAACAGTATCACGAATCCGGCAGAACGCCTGACCCGCTTCCGCGAGTGGCAGGCGACGCAAACCCGTTAACTCCTCCCCTGACGAGCCTCCTGGCAGGGCGCTGAGGCAGGGCGAGGGACCATCCGTGGAGGAAACATCCCTATGGCCCTGACCATTGTGGAAGCGTCCAAGCTGAATTCCGGCGACGTCGCCCGCACAGCGATTGTCGAAATGTACGCGAGAAACAGTGACATATTGCGCGTGCTTCCGTTTGAAGGTATCGCCGGTAACGCCTTGAAATACAACCGCGAAGACATCTTGCCTGGCGTCGGTTTTCGCGGAGTTAATGAGGGCTTTACTGAGTCGGTTGGGGTGTTGAACCCCATCACGGAGTCGCTTGTGATCGCGGGTGGAGACCTCGACGTCGATCGTTTCATCACGCAAACCATGGGGGCAAACCAGCGCAGTGTGCAGGAAGGATTGAAAGTGAAGGCCCTGGCGCATCGCTGGACCCTCGCGTTCATCAAAGGTGACAGTTCAGCCGACCCCCGCGAGTTTGATGGGCTGCAACGGCGTATCCCACCAGGGAGCTCGCAACTCCTCGATGCCGGGGCCACGTCGGGCGGGGATGCCCTCAGCCTCTTCAAGTTGGATACGCTGATCAGCAAGGTCGACTCACCGACGCACTTGATCATGAATAATACTATGGCTCTCAGGTTGGCACAGGCGGCGAGGAATACCGCTGTCGGAGGATTTATCTCATGGACGCCCGACCAGTTTGGACAAAGAGTACTAGAATATAATGGTATCCCAATTCTCATTGCGAGGGAAGATAATATCGGCAACGACATCCTCCCTTTCACGGAAGCGAATCCTGGTGGCGGGGCGGCAGCCAGTACGAGTATCTACGTGGTGAGCCTTGGCGATGGCGGTGTTGTTGGCCTCCAGAACGACGGGATTAGCGTTAGAGACCTAGGTGAACTAGAAGCAAAACCAGTATTTCGAACAAGAGTAGAGTGGTACGCGGGACTGGCAATTTTCAACGGGCGGGCAGCAGGGCGCTTGCGTGGAATTAAGGACGCACCTGTGGTAGTATGATGACTATAATATATATTACTAATTTATAAGGAGATAGTACATTGACTACTGCAGTGTTTGATAAGGCATTGGAATTATTGACGCCCGGCGCTGCGCTGGCTGCGAACGGCTCTTCAACAGGCGTGCTTATCTACCCGCGCCAGTTTCCGTCTGCAGATTGGGTGGTCTATATGTCGGCGGTTGTTGCTACCGGCACCTACACCTTCAATCTCCAGGTCAGTGACGTCGTTGGTGGGACGTATACAACTATAGCTAGTTTAACTTGGCCCCCGGCGGTGGCGGCTGGCAAGTTGTCGATTGCGATTAAGGGGAGCCAGGCGCAGTGGTTTGATAACGATAGTAAATTCGTGCGTGTGAACTATGTGATCGGTGGCACCACGCCTGGCGCAGTTGTGGGGTCGTATATCACGCTGCCATCCAACAATCCTGGCCTTGCTGTTGATGTTGGGGATATTTACACGTTTGTATAAGGTTACATATTTCTTCTTGGATGGAGGAACACGCCATGCCCCAAAACCCTGTGATGGTCTATGCCAAAGAGGACGGTACGCCTTGCTATATGCATACCGTCGATGCCGCCGAAGCCGTGCGCCTGGGCGACTACACGCCCGCCCCGCCAGGAGGCAAGGAGGTCGAGCCCGAGGCCCGCGCCTCCGCCATGAGCCGCTTCCGCACCGGCCAGGGGACCACGCATCCTGAGCTGCAGACCGAGGAGGAGCGTGAGGAAGCCCGCGCCAAGGCGAATGAGCAGGCGGAGCTGATGGCCGGCGTGCCCGAAGGCGCCCAGGTCGTGGTCATGGCCCCGAGCAAGGCGGACGCCCCTAGCGCCCGCAGCACGGCTCGGAGTCAGGTGGCCGCCACGAGTACGCCGCCCCATACGCCGTCGAGTCCGCCGGCCTCACGGCGCAGTGAATAGGGAAGGGCGCAGACGCCATGGTGTATTACGTGCGCTGGCTCTCCTGGGGCTGGTACCCTGAGCTGTCAGACTGGCGCTGGTGGTATTGTCTCGACGTGGAAGATGCGCCGTATGTGGTGTGGAGCCTGGAGTTAGGGCATTTCTGTGTGCGGATACGCCGGAAGCGCCGGGCCGCAGTGGGAGGCTCCTAGCCATGGCTCTTGATGCGACGCCTGGTGGCGAAAATAGTAATTCGTATACCACGGTCTCGGACGCGACACTGTACCTCCAGCAACGCCCGTATCACGAGGCGTGGGATGCTGCGCTGGTGAGTGGAGATGCGGCTCCGGCACTGATGTGGGCCACCAGTCTGCTCGATAGCCTCGTGCACTGGTACGGGACGCCGACGACGCTGACGCAGGCGCTCGCCTGGCCACAAACGGGGCAGGTGGATCGCTATGGGCGCCCGCTCGATCCGCTCCTTATCCCGGTGGCGGTCGAGCAAGCGACGGCGGTCTATGCGCTGGAGCTGCTGGGCGATACGACGCTGAGTCAGCCGACCAGCAGCCAGACGGCGGGTATCAAGTCGACCAAGATTGGCGGGACGACGATCACGTACCAGGATAATCCGAATCCCGTCGTGGGGGCCTCGCCGGTCACGAGTGTGCCGAGTGAGGTGCGAGCCTTGCTCAAGGGGTACGGTGTCAT